ACCCCCGCCCCAGGTTCAGCGGAGTCATCACGTGAGACGCACATGCTATTAAATGAATTATAATTAAATAAGTGGGGGATGGTCCCCACTCCGCACTAACTTCAAATACACTGAATATATGCTTTGCTTCGTCACGAAGCAAAGGTAAAGAATAAAAACTGGTCCCCACAACGCTTTATATGCAATTCAGTGGATTCAAACGAGTGGTTGATATTCATTACGTTAAAATAGCTTACAGAGGAAGCTTGGGTTATGTACTATAAATTCAATATATCTGAATTGTTTATTCAGATCGTCTTCTTCCATCCCCATTTTCTGTTTTGGTTCTTATGGATGCCGGCTTTGAGTATAATCTCTCTATGAGAGAGATTATGTTATTGAAAGAAGAACAAGACCGCTTTTGGAGCTCATATCACGATTTTCTTCGTGCCCACGAAGATGTTCTTGGTGAATTCTGCAGACTCCATGGAAGAAGAGTTCTAGCGTATCCAAGGTTACCTAGCTATGCTCCTACTCGTTTGGTCCTTAAATCTAGAACTGTATATGATATTAGAGTAGATGAATGCAAAACTTGTATTGCAGAATGTAAAAACAGTTCTTGTAATAACGATGGCAGTCTAGAAGGTTTATGTGATTTATATGACTATGGTAATTACAGATATCAAGTTCGTTATTCTAATACTTCATGTAATTAAGATATATGTAATATATTTGAAGCATAATTAATGCAGTGATGAAATTAATATGTTGTTGTTGTCTTGTGTAATTGTTGTGTTGTTGAAGAACCAGAGAGTCCCAAGGTAGAAGACAACTACTATACACGTGTTATCACGGGATTGGTTATTATTGTTTTGGGTTTACTCCGCGTAGCGGTATGCTTCAGCCCAACAGGCCCAATTGCTCTCAAGGCCCAATAGACTGACCAATAGGAATGAAGCATGACGTCATTTGATCCCGTGCTGAGCTGGGGCGGGGCTTAGTATT